TTGAGGTCTCGGTGACATATCGCTGTGGGCTCATGTTTTCGACAAAGGTTGTCTCTTTTTTTATTGTTTTTTGTATCTTGTTGCACCTGTTGAGATAGGCCCACTTTGCTTGATTGCCTATAAATGTTGAGAACTTTATGTTCTTGCTTTTGTCGAACTTCATTGCGGACTGATAAATTACGTATTCCTTTTCGCATATTAATTCGTCAAGGTTGTGCCAGTTGTTGTATTTTTTGCACATCCTTCTTATTATTGAGCAATACAAAGGTGTGTGTCTTGAAATTAGTTCTTCTAGTGCCTTGTCGCACTGTACTCTTTTTACTCTAGCAGCAAGCCGGATGTCCTTAGCCTTGGTCATATTCATTGTATTGGGATGAGGTCTTCGTCGTATAGACTTGATACGTATTCCCCGCACTGTCTTTCAAATGTTTCTTGTGGGAAGTTGGGGAGGTCTAGTCTCATTGTGCACATCTCCTTTAGTTGGGGGTCGTATAGCGCTTCTTCTTCATTGATTGGATCTATCCCCTCCCTGCTTAAATGAATTGATATCCCTTTCATTTTTGAGTGTATCCAATCTAGTTCATTAGGGTACCTTACGTCGGTTATAACTACTGTGGTTTTACTTATACCCTTAATGTTGGAAACCTTTGCTTCAGCCCTCTTTATCCAGCAAGAAGGGTCTCTTCGCCTTCTTAATTGAGACCCATATGTTACTAAGAAGGGTCTTATTAGAGCCTTCTCGTCTGGATCCTGCGTAAAAGCAGAGATTCCTACGTTTTTCATTAGAAATTCATTGCACTCCTCCTTAAGTTCGTCTGCGAAAGCAACTCTTACTAGATTATAATTTGGACTCTCTTTAAGTAGCGCTCTGAAAAAAGTATCTTTACCCACTCTTGCCACACCAGATATGCCTATCACCCTAGTCATAGTCAAACCTCCCCAGTAAATCCTCCACGGGAATAAAAAACAAAGATTCCTCGAGGGTCAAATCCTCGGAGGCTCTTGTTGCGTCAAGACATATTAACACCTTGCCTACCTCAAGGTCCGGCTGGAGTTTAACTTCCTTAACTAATCTTTCCAGTGCGGACTCTTTAGAGTCTGCGCTGATAAACCCCTCCCAGTTTCCGCTTTGGAAATAGAAAAACTTTTCGTTATTTTTAATAGCTCTGATTTTTGTCATCCTTACAAGAATACCAGATTTCACGAACTAAGTCAAGTATGAAAGACTATATATTACCAATGATAAAATATTAAATAATTTATAAGTTAATAGTCGGTTGGTTTTTCAACCACGTTCGATTGAAAAATAACTTGACGGATGGGTGAGGTATATGTTATTATATAAAGAGTGAAGCAGAAATTTATATCAATCCCTTCGGCGGTATACAAGGATCTTGTCTCCGGAAACATGATAGCATCAGACTTAATGGTTTACATGTACCTCTGCAGCAAGGCAGCGCACGGGAAGCCTATATACATAAATAGAGACATCATGATCGAGGACATGGGGGGAATTTCATTGAGCAGGCTCACCGCAAGCTTTAAAAGACTCTCCTACTGTGGACATATAAAGAGAAGAAGGCTAAACGGAACGACCTCAACGCAGCTACTCACATACGTAAAAGACAAGAACAATATTTCAATAAAGGGGACCCTCCAAGAATGAACATCTCAGTAAGAATGGAAGGGGGGCTAGGAGACCATATCCTCGCAAATAGATTCATTCCCGCAATAAAGGACAGGCACCCTGAAGCAAGAATACATCTATTTTCAGACACGGGAGGGGGAAGCTTACAGTCCGACACGATAGCATCCCTGTTTAACTACTACTCAAGCAGAACGCTAATTAGGAGAAAGTCAGAAAAACATAACATAAGAACTCAATTCGGGAGAGAAAACTTTGCGGCGCACCTAGACAACGTGCACGAAGAGGACAAAAGAAAAATGCTTTCTTTCGATAAGTTTTACAACCTGCACATAGACTGGATGGAATGGATGGACTACGATTTCGACTGGCAGAGGTACTTCTACCACTTTCCCCAGCCGCACCTTCAAGTTTTCCCCTACGAAAACGAGAGGCCGTATATAATAATTCATGCGGCGTCAGATAACATGGGGAACAATCACAGGATGTCCAAGAAATATCTATCAGACCTAGTAAACAACATCCCTCAAAGGTTTGACGTTTTTGTGCTTTCAACTAAATCGACGAGAGAATTCATCAAGTTAAGATTCAAGGAGTCTTCTAGATTAAAAATATTCGAAGAGAACATGAGCGACGTTATCAGACTAGTAAAAGGATGCGAAGGAATGTTCGCGATAGACTCGGGAGTAAAATACTTCGGCTATACATTTAACAAACCGACACTAACATGGGCAAAGGAAAGCTCCAGGCCCCATTCGTGCCTGCCAGCATTTCAGATGAGATGGCTAACCTTCCCGTCCTTAATATTTCCACTAGAACATGATGCGAAATATATGATACAATGCATGGAGAACCTGATGGGGTCAAACAACTTAATATTGGCCCCACACCTAACGAGCAAAGAAATAGACAAAACCTTAATAAAGAGAAGGATTCAGGAATGAGGGTCGCACTGTGTTTCAGCGGAAAGCTCGGGGAATGGAAAGAGTGCTCTGAGTCAATAGCACAAAACATAATTTCCCCACTCAAGCCAGACATATTCTTATCAACATGGGACGACGAACCCTATGAAGAATTCGTAAGATACTACAAACCAAAGAAATGGAAAGCAATAAACTTCAAGGACTCAATGAGCTTCCTTCGTCCCGAAAAGCTTGCCCACAAACCAAACGCTGGATTAATCCCGATGCTAGCAGGAATGAAAGCGGCAAACTCAATCCAAAACGAATATAAGCTAAGAAAAAAAATAAGGTACGACCTAGTCATCAGGATGCGCCCAGACATAAAAGTGCTAGAACAAATCAAAAAGCACGAAAGAGAAGACTGCGTAAAAAACAAGCTCATAAGACTACCCCTATTTGAGAGCACAAATATATACGACCATGAAGAGGAAATGAAAAAAGAAATCAGCTTCAGCTTCGTTTACGACAAAGCCTCGCTACCCAACCAAATAAACGACCAAATAGCGATAGGACACCCAGACGAGATGAACAAGTACATGAACAGCATGTTCAGCGTGGCACAGGCAATAAAAATAATGTGGGAAGAAGGCTACCCAGAGTACATGATAAAAGTTCCAGAGTCAGTAATGACACTATGTTTAAATATACAAAACTGCCAATACAAACAGCTGACAGGGTCAAACCCATTCAACAATATTAAAACACTATTAGTAAAAGAAGGAAAAACATGGTATAATAAAGGACACACATCAATAGAAATAAAATGATTAAACAAATTATATTTGATCTAGACGGGGTACTAATAAATTCCCGGGAGCTGCATTTTAAATCACTCAATAGCGCACTAAATCAGACTTGCCCAGAATATTCAATATCAAAAGACGAGCACCTCTCCACATACGACGGCCTACCAACAACAAAAAAACTCAAGCTCTTAACCGCAAACAAAGGGTTGCCGAAAGACCTATACAACGAAGTCTGGCAAAAGAAACAAGACATAACATTAGAATTAATGTCCGAGTATACAGAGGACACAAAACTCAGTTCCATACTATGCAGACTTCAAGAGAAAGGCATAGAAATGGCGGTCGCCTCAAACGCTGTAAGAGAAAGCATAATTACAGCCCTCCACCATAAAAAAATACTTCACTACTTTTGGCACGTCATGTCAAACCAAGACGTACTAAGGCCGAAGCCAAACCCTGAAATGTATTATAAAATTATGATACAATCAGGCATACCGTCAAGACACACACTAATTCTAGAAGATTCCAACACGGGAAGAGAGGCGGTGCTAAACTCAGGAGCGCACCTTGGGGCAATCAAAGACCCCGAAGACTTAACTTATGAAAAAATTATGAACTATATAAATAAAATAGAAAACAAACCGTACGAAAAAACCAAATGGGAAGGGGGAGACATGAACATCCTTGTTCCAATGGCTGGAGCAGGTAGCAGATTCGAGCAAGCAGGCTACTCATTCCCGAAACCCTTGATTGACGTAAAAGGAAAGCCAATGATACAGACGGTCGTGGACAGCCTAAATATAAACGCAAACTATATATTCATAGTACAAAAATCTCACTATGAAAAATACTCGCTACAACACACACTAAACCTAATTGCACCAAACTGCCAAATAATACAAGTAGACGGAATGACCGAGGGCGCGGCGTGCACTACCTTACTCGCAAAAGATCTTGTAAACAACAGCCAACCCTTACTCATAGCAAATTCAGACCAATATCTAGACTGGGACAGCAATCAGTTTATGTACTCCATGACAGGAGACGAAATCGACGGGGGAATATTAACGTTCCCCTCCTGCCACCCGAAGTGGAGCTACGCAAAATTATGCGAAGAAGGGTTTGTTACAGAGGTTGCGGAAAAGAAGGTGATCAGCGAATATGCGACAGTCGGAGTATACTACTTCAAGAAGGGGTCTGACTACGTTAAGGGCGTAGAACAAATGATAGAAAAAAACATAAGAACAAACAACGAGTTCTACGTTTGCCCAGCGTATAACCAGTGTATATTAAACGGAGGGAAATATAAAATTTTTAACGTAAACGAAGAGGATATGTGGGGACTAGGCACGCCAGAAGACCTTTCTCATTTCATAAACAATCATGAAACTAATCGCGCACAGAGGAAACTATAAAGGAAGAAACAAAACCCAAGAAAACAAGCCGGAATATGTGGAGGAAGCCATCAGGGCGGGGTTCGGGGCGGAGGTTGACGTTTGGTATCAAGACGGGCTTTACCTTGGTCACGACAGCCCCCAGCATGAAATAGACATGGACTTCCTAATGAGGTTTCACGGTCAATTGTGGCTCCATTGTAAAAACATCTATGCCCTATCCCTACTATCAGACCTCCCAGAGCTCAACGTATTCTGGCACGAAGAGGACGCTTATGCGCTAACCTCACAAGGTTTCATATGGACTTTTCCTCATTGCAAGGTTTGTGAGAAGTCTGTAGTAATAACAGACAACGCAAAATATATAAAATTTCAGGATTGCTACGGAGTTTGCGCAGACGTTTTAATATAGCAATGAACAGCCTAAGATACCTCGAATACCTTAAGGCTCTGCTTCCGAAAATGAAGAGCCTAGAGGACTCCTTGAGTATTATAATACAAGGCCCATTAAATAAAAGAATAAATGAATCAATAAAGCACTACCTAAAACTGGTAGAAAAAACACAGCACTATCAACCGTACTACAAAAGAATATTAGGGAACATAGTCATATCATACTGGGAAGGAGACGACGAAGGAATTATTAAAAATATAAAAAATAATAAAACAATAACTTTAGTAAAGAACAAAATGTCGGACCTACCAAAATATATAAACAAGAAGGGGTCAAGAGGGGCAAGCCCATGGATACTACAGAATTATTCGACACTAAAAGGACTAGAGAAGGCAACAGGAAACCTATGTATAAAAGTAAGGTCGGACGAGATTTTCCCGGGTCTAGGGATTTTCCATAAAAAAATGGTAGAAGATCTCCATTCAGGTGGGCCTCTAAAATTCCACACAAGCGACATATTTTTCAGGGCAGACAGAGAAGAGAAGTTCCACATATCGGACCACATAATAGGAGGAGTTCGATGCGTGATGATAAGTGCTTTTAAAAAATCAACACAAGAATGCTGCAAAAAGAGAATAAACGAATATACCTTCCCAGAGCAGCTCATATGTAAGTCAATTCTTAGAAGCAGGGGTGTTGAAATTAAGGACTATAAGTCCAAAGAAATAATGAAAAACCACTTTGAGATAGTCCCGATAAGCTCAATGCTCGGATCGATCTGGACATGTAGCTACAGAAAATACGACAAATTAACAACGCAAGAGACTGGCTGGCTTCAAGATATAAAAAATATCTAAAAAAGTTATTAACAAATCCCCTTTTTAGTTGTAATTACTATCTGATTATGGTAAGATTTATAAAGAACAAAACAAATGCAAATTAAGAAAAGAAACGGAAGGTTAGAAGAGTTCAACGTAGACAAGATAAATAAATGCGTAGAAAGAGCCTGCGAAGGAATAGAAGAAGTCTCTGCTAGCGAAATAATACTCGATGCACAACTGCAACTGTTCAACAAAATAACCACGGCAGAAATAGACCAAGCGTTAATATTTTCGGCAAGAGACAAAATCTACAAGGAACCAAAATACTCCTTTGCCGCAGCAAGAATTCTACTGAACTGCCTATATAAAGAGGTATTCAAAGAAGGCGCGGACTCAGATATCCTTGAACTACAATACAGAAAAAGCTTTATACAGAACATAAAAGGCCTGGTAGCAGAAAAAAGGTTAAACGAAAAGATGCTTGAGTTCGACCTGAAAAAGCTAGCGGAAGCCCTAAATCTAAACAGAGATAAAGACTTTAAGTACCTAGGAATCAAAACCCTACACGACAGATATTTCATTCGCTCAGATAAAAAAGTAATGGAGTCGCCGCAAGGATTTTGGATGAGAGTGGCAATGGGAGTCTCAATCAACGAAGAAGACAAGAACGAAAAGGCGATAGAATTTTACAACCTAATATCGCAGTTCCTGTACACTCCCTCTACCCCGACATTATTTAACAGCGGCTCAGTGAGATCGCAGTTAAGCTCTTGTTACCTAAACACTTTTGACGACAGCATCGATGGAATCTTTGATGGAGCTTGGCAGGAAGCAAGAAAATCAAAATACGCAGGAGGGCTCGGGCTAGACGTAACCCCTTTTAGATCAACAGGATCCCACATACACGGAACAAACGGAACATCAAGCGGCCTCGTCCCGTGGCTCAAAATATACAACGACCTCTTAATTGCAGTTAATCAAGGAGGGAAGCGCCCGGGGGCAGGGTGCGCATACCTAGAACCCTGGCATCTAGACTTTGAAGACTTTTTAAATTTAAGAAGAAACACGGGAGACGACAGGCTAAGGTGTCACGACATGAATACGGCGGCATGGATCCCAGACGAGTTCATGAGAAGGGTTCAAAACGAAGAGGAGTGGTATTTTTTTGACCCCTCGGAAGTGTTCCTACACGATCTTTATGCCCAGGAGTTTGACGAAGAATACCTTCGCTTATGCAAGGCTGCGGAAGAAGGTCTTATAAAAAACTGGAGAAAAATGCCAGCAAAAGACCTGTGGAAAAAAATGCTGAAAGTTCTCTTCGAGACCTCTCACCCATGGAACACCTTCAAGGACCCCTGCAACATAAGATATACCAACCAGCACAAAGGGATAGTACATAGTTCGAACCTATGTACGGAAATAACCCTCCACACCAAAGCCTCCTCTTACGACAGGGGAGAAAAAACAGATGTTGGAGAGACAGCTGTTTGTAATTTAGGCTCAATCAACCTACTCAATCATCTAAGGGAGCATTCCGATAACGAAGGGAGGCTGTCACATGACATTAATTGGACAAAACTAGGAGAGACTACAAACCTAGCAATAAGAATGCTAGATAACGTAATAGACCTAAACTTCTACCCAACGAAGGAGGCGGAAAAATCAAACTTAAACCACAGGCCAGTAGGGCTAGGGATGATGGGGTTACACGATGTGCTTCATAAAATGAATATTGTGATAGACTCCGAAGAAGGAGTAAGCTTTAGCGACAGGCTCTTTGAATCATACAGCAAAAATGCAATACTCGCCAGCTCCAAACTTGCGGCGGAGAGGGGGGCGTATGGAAGCTATTCAGGCTCACTGTGGGACGAGGACATACTCCCCATAGATAGCTACAACAACCTAATGGAATATAGAAAAAAAGAAGCCCAAGAAGAAACCTTGCAAGAGTGGGAAGAGGTAAGAGCTCATGTTAAAAAATATGGAATGCGAAACTCAAACGTCATGGCCATAGCCCCCACGGCAACCATTGGATATATAAATGGGGTAGAACAGAGCATTGAGCCCAACTACTCAACACTCTTTGTATACGAAAACAAATCAGGAAACTTCTATATAATTAACGAGCACTTTGTTTCAGACATGAAAAGGCTAGGGCTCTGGAACAAGGAAACGGCAGACTTAATCAAAAAAGTAGACGGAGACCTATCCAGGCTAAACGGAGAGATTCCAGAGGAAATAAAAAATAAATACAAAACAGTGTTCGACAGAGACATGATTAAGTTAATCGACGCAAACGCAGCAAGACAAAAATGGATGGACCAGTCGATAAGCTTCAATCTATACAACAGCGGAACTTCGCTCAGATACCTCAACGACATCTACATGGCCTGTTGGGAAGCTGGGCTAAAAACAACCTACTATCTAAGAAACAAGGCTGCAACAAAAGTTGAAAAATCAACCGCAGAAAAAGAACCAGACATGGCGTGCAGCATAGAGGCGGCAAAAAACGGAGAAAGTTGCGAGAGTTGCCAATAAAAAACTTGACTTTAGGCGGGTTTTGATATATTATCATATATATGAAGAATATAATTATATCCACCATTGCATTACTCTTAACAGTAAGCCTATGCTACCCCCAAAAGAAAGCTCCAACAAGTAAGAAAGATGTCGCGCAGTTCCTGCAAGATATATCAGTAACAATTAAATCGGAGGCGAGATACAATAAATCAGAGGGCTCGGGAGTCCTAATTAACCGAAAAATAGGGGACGAGGAGGTAGCATTTGTATGGACGTGTGCTCACGTAGTAGACAATCTTCGTAACATCAGGTCCGTTGTAACCGAAAAGGGCAGCTCCATCAAGGTCGTTGAATTTGATGACCCTCAAATTGTAAAGGAGCTCGTAGAGGAAGGGAGGCGTGTGGGCGAAATCAAGATGGATGCGAAAGTAATTAAATACAGCAACTATGAACACGGACACGACCTAGCACTGCTCATGGTTCGGGCAAGAAACTACGGAAAGGCAAGCGCAAAATTTTATCTAAACAAAGAGGAACCAATTATACCTATCGGATCCAGACTGTTTCACGTCGGCTCCCTATTGGGACAGATGGGGGCGAACAGTATGACTACGGGGATTATTTCCCAAATCGGAAGGGTTGAGGATAAGGTGGAGTTTGACCAAACGACGGTTACAGCATTCCCAGGCTCTTCTGGGGGCGGGGTTTATTTAGAAAACGGACAATATGTAGGAATGATTGCCAGAGGGGCGGGAGAAGGCTTTAACCTGATGATCCCGATAAGGAGAATGAAGACTTGGGCGGCGGAAAATAATGTCCTTTGGGCGCTCGACCCCTCAGTAAAGACCCCCTCGATTAAAGAGATTCTTGCAATGCCCATAGAGAGCTCTGGCCTAAAAGCAGCAGAAGAAAAAAAGGGCAAAAACCGAAAAGAAATGGACTTCCTAATCAAGGTAACAGAATATGAACTTAAGCCTATACAAACCAAATAGCAAGAACAGCGGATGCGCATTCAGCTTTAGCATAGGGCCAGGAACAAAAGGAATCCCGGCAATATATTGTAGCGCAATACAACAGCACAGTTGGGACAACGGAACAAAGACAGCAAACTTCTCAAGGAATAGGGAAGACCCAGATAAGAACATCAACGTAAAGTTTAATGAGTTTGAGATAGGGGCAATAATATCCGCCTTTAACAACAGGCATGAATACAGCACTTATCATACTTTTGACGAAAACTCAACCTCAATCAAGCTGACCCCGTGGGACAAAAACCAAAAAACCAAAGACGGCAACCAAGTAATCCCAGCCTTCGGCCTAGTCCTAACTAGAAACGGAAGCCAAACATTTAGACTCCCACTTGAACCGGGAGAGACAGAGGCCCTAAAGATGCTTTTTGCAAGATACTTCAATGAGCTATTCACATTTTCTGCTAACAAAAAAAAGCAACCAGAGGAAACTAAGTCGCAGCCCAAGTCGAGCGACGAGGCTCCCTTCTGATGTCTAAAAAAAAAATCCTCTTTCACAGCAACTGCTCTAGAGTATTCACCGGCTTCGGTAAGAACGCAAAAAACATACTCTCCCATCTTTTTTCGACAGGAAAGTATGAAGTTATAGAAGTAGCCAACGGAGTAAAGGAAGACTCCCCCGCGCTAGACCTGTTTCCATGGAAGTGCATAGGAAGTTTCCCGAGTGACGCCGTTATAGAGAAAGAGTGCGAGACAAACAACTCAACGAAAAGCAAGGCAGGGTATGGGCACTTCAGGATAGACGAGATAATTCTAAAAGAAAAGCCAGACATATACATTGGGTCTGAAGACATATGGGCGTTTAATGGTTTCTGCGAAAAACCTTGGTGGTCTCACTTAAATACAATTCTTTGGATAACGCTAGATTCGACACCTATCCTAGACACAACATCGTCGACAGCTAGAAACACAGATAAATTTATAACTTGGTCTAACTTTGCGCAAAAAGAGCTAGCCAACCAAGGAGTGACAAACTCAGAGTGCATACATGGGCCGGTAGACCACAAAAACTTTTTCAAACTAAGCGAGGACAATAGAAGAAGAATAAGAAACGACAACGAAATCAAAGCCGAAGACTACATAATAGGATTTGTGTTCAGAAACCAATTAAGGAAAAGCGTCCCAAACCTGCTGGACGGGTTTATTAAATTTAAAAAGGAAAACAAAGGAGCACAAGCAAAACTACTACTCCATACGAACTGGCAAGAAGGGTGGGACATACCCAAGCTTATCAATGAGAAGGGGTTAGAAAACAAAGACGTACTAACAACATATTTCTGCTCAAAATGCAAAAAATACAAGGTGCAACCCTTCTGTGCGAAAACAAAAAAAGACGGAGAAAAGCAGGAGTGCCCGCACTGCAACAGCAAAGAAAGCTTTAACACCTCAAGCGTACATGAAGGCCCAAGCGAGCAAGAACTCAACGAAATATATAACATCATGGATGTATACTGCCACCCATTTACATCAGGAGGTCAAGAGCTTCCAATACAAGAAGCAAAACTATGCGAACTAATAACCCTAGTAACAGACTACAGTTGCGGGCAGGACTGCTCATCAGAAGACTCGGGAGGAATGCCTTTATCCTGGAACGAATACAGAGAGCCTGGAACACAATTCATTAAAGCAAGCACCTGCCCCCACAGCATAGCAAACAAACTGTCAAGAGTGTTTAAGATGAGCAAGCATAAAAAAACGCATATGGGAGAGAAAGCTAGAGACTTCGTGATAAAAAATTATTCGATAGAAGTTTCGGCAAATAAACTAATGAACATAATTGACAAAATGCCAAGGGTCAAAGACAAAAGCTCTCTTGATAAGGAAAAGCTAAAACCAGATCTAAGCTACAAAATGCCAGAGAACATTTCAGACGAAGAGTTTATATTAAAGACGTACAAGAACCTCCTTAAGGTAAACCTCAAAACGCACTCAGAGGTATTCGAATTCTTGTTAAAAAAAATCAGGTCAGGAACCTCTAGAGAAAAAATATTCACAGCACTTAAGGGCAACGCAAAAAGACAAGCTCAATCGTCAAAGAAAAAGACAAAGACGCTCGCAGACTACTTAGACGAGGCAGACAAAGGAAGAAGAATGGC